CCTTGGAAGTAGCGCCATTTGAGTGGGTGTCACTTTTGGTCTTACCTGACTGGTGGGCATGGCTATGTTCTTCCGCATAGCGTTACCAGCACGTGCAACGACTGTTCTCATCCCGATTTGGGTTATTAATTTGAGCGGCAATCCGAGCTGCAATGCCATCCATGTTTGGTCATCGTACCTCTTGTCGTTGGCCGCAACGAGCCACAGCTGTTTTGTTTTCTCGGGCAGCTTCTCCGCATGTGTTTCTGGCACCTTAACAATGTCGTCATTGCCTACTACTGTGTCTCGTACTAGTCTCATGTCGGCCACAGCGCTCCCGTAGAGACTTTCAATCGCATAGTCTCTGCATATGTCTCTTTCAAGTTTGTTCATTGCAAACTTTGTGCTCAAATATTCGCCATATTGCTGCACAGCTGAAGCAGCAGTTAGCTGGTAGAGTCCCTTTGCAGGTTCCAACTTGTCGGCATCATCGCTTGGCGCAGGCGATACAGCCCCAAACAGATTGGTGGCGGCCAATCTCTCCCGCCATTTTGTGTTTTCGCAGAGCCAGTGGCAAGTGTTTATCGCCGCCGCGCACATCATGTTATGTGGTGCTCCCCTCCTGATGCAGCTTGCAGCCGCCGCAGCAACTTGTTCAGGGTACTGCGCCTTATTGTAGGCTGCAGTTTTGTACCATGACCCAGACACGAAGTTGCTTAGGTTGGGTGCAAGCGGCTGCTGTGGCATTGTCGTTGCATCAGCATACATGTTGTACTGCAAGAACTCAGCAGCAAGGGCACTCAACATGGTTTTCCTGGGCTGCAGACTGTGGCCATGCATTTCTAGCGTGTGCATGTACAGTAGAGCAGATGTCCAGCCAATGCCTATGCAGACTTCGTCATCCCCACACATTTGCCACTTTGCCGGCTGCACCCACCGTTGGCTGGCCGTCCTAAGGTGTCTGAAAGCAAGCATCATATATGCATTATGGAGCATTGTGTTGTCTCTCGCTGTGTCACGTTCTCCACTAGACAGGCCTTGGTTTGACAGGTGTCCATCTATATAGTGGTTGAGCTGTGCGCGTGCCATCCATACAGCAGCTTGAGCCTGTCTGCCATTTCCTGAAGCTGCATGTGCCTTAGCTATGGCATAGTTGGCGAGTGCACGTGACCTTGTGGTGTGTGTATTATTGAAGCTTGAATAGTCCAAGCACAGTGCCATCGGCTTCCCACACCTGCGCATGTAAGTCATGGCCGCTGAAGTGGCCCTCACGTCTTCAGGCGTCTGCCTCATGACTGAACCATTGAGCGATAGGTATTTTTCGAGGTTGGCAGAAGCATATGCTGCCACCATGAAGGCCTCATCGTCCACCGCGCGTAATGGGCGCTTCTTTTTTCCAGGCTCGTTTTTGGTTGCTGCCCTGCACGTCATTCTTGGTGTTTTATGGAGTGCAATGTCAATCATATTGTGTTCCTGATGTCCTAGCACCAGCGCCTTGGTGCGTCTTACTGCTTTGTGCTGCGCGAGTAGCTGAGCTAGCCTCGGAGATGGGGATTTGTTGCTGCTTGAGCCTGTACCTAGCCAGACGGCTCTTGTCATCCACATTGCAGTTGTGGTCTGCGGCATATTCGGTGCTGAGCCGATTGCCTCTTGGGCATACTTTTCCAGACATCTCTTTAAGTCCACATGCCAACAGTCGCACATGGTGGGATGGCTATGATTATATGAATGTGGTGTAGTGACTGTTGTCCGCTCCCCGAGCTCCTCAGCTCGATCGTGTGGCCTTAGGTCTCTCCCTGTGATTGTCTTGATCCTGGCAACGAGTGTGTGTGCCATGTTGGGTCCTGTGGTTTTTCCTTGGGTTGTATCTGGCTCTAGGTGTAGTGATTGCCTTGCGATGGTTTCCACGTCCGTGGTCCTGTTGTCGTCCCACAGTCTCATTGGCCAAGTGTTGATGGCCGCTGCGACTTTAGAG